AAGTGATAGATGCTGTACGAGCGTTGTTTTCATCAATAGCACGTTGAACTTCGGCTTTGATGTCGATTTCAACGGATTTCTCCGCTTCAACCTTAGTTTCTTTAATAGGTTCTTCCATAGTGCGAACAGAGGGTGATGCGGAATCATCCGCAGAATTGATCTCCTGATTAGGTGACTTATCTTCCATAGTAATACTATTACCTTGAGAGGGTGCAATCAAGCTTCTTCCAAAGCCAATCGTAGGATCAGCCGGAACTGTGACAACAGATAATTCGTGTACTGCCCATGAGCGAGCCAGCATACCATCTTCGGTTTCATCAATATCGTTTATTGAATAACCAAAAGATACACCTCTAATTACATTATCAGAAACATCTTGTAAAACTTCAGTCGCAAGCTTATTTCTTGAAAAACGAATTTTTGCATAGCCGCGTTTAGTTTCTGAGTCAATTCTGGCCGACTCAACTACACCTATTGGTTTATTCATATCGTGATTAAAGAGAACTATGCCTCCGTCATTTAATCTTGATAGATCTGCTGCTCCTTCTTCGTGACTTAATATTTCGTTACCAAAATATCTTTTAACAGGAAATTCTGATGAGAAAGGAAACTCAAATGTTCTTGATTTAACATTTTTAAAATCTGTAACTTCTTTTCTTTCAAAGTTTTCACCAGCCTCAATAGACCTTATATCAGATATTTTTGTTAGAGCAGAAAAACGATGACCAGCAAATATATCTGTTGATTCGCCATTTCTGTAAACCTGTATTAAAGCAGCAGGGTCTTCTGGGGTGCCATTAATAACAAAAGAACTACTAGGAACATCAATCTTGCCATCTCTGACAATTCTTGTAATTTTTCCTCTAGCTCGACCTCCGCTAGCGTTCCAAGAGACAAAATCGCCTGTCTTTAAAGCATCTGGCTCTGCTCTCTCTACTTTTTGAATTTCTTCAGTCATAGTTTTTTCATTGGTGGCTGGTTCAAATTTAACTGGATCGAATTCATTTTCTTCGAGCCAATCTAAAGCCTGAGATGATGAATACTGAGTTAGCCTAAATCGAATTGATTGAAGCTCTGCTCCCTCTTCATTATCCTTTATACCAAAAATATAGTCTATACCCTCACCTCTTTCATTATTTGACCTTCTAAATGTATCAAATTGGCTTGAATCAACTATTGTTGCTGCATGCTCGTTTGGATATGGCCTAGCCATTTCTATAACTTCTGCTCTTTCTCTTGCTTTTTTAATAGCTGCTGCTTTTCCTCGACTCCAACTGAAGCCCGCATCACCTCCCCAAGCTGCCCAGGCTACTCTTCCTTTTGACGGATATCCTTTTTCTCCTTTCCTAAAACCTTCTGCTTTTTTATCTACTTCATGGCGGCTAAAAAAACTAAACATGCGTAGGGTAACGTCTGGTGAAAGCTCTGAGCCACTTAAAATTTGTGTCGCTCTAACTGCCGCAACTTGTGTACCTCCGGCTCTTCCTTCTTTTTTCCAGTTTTTATACCTTTGTGCCTCAGTCTTCATGCCATCAGTTGGCTTAAGATTGATTTCTGTGCCGCTTACATTTGCCATAATTACTTAGTCTTTTTTCGTGTTCGTTTAGATCTTATTGGTGCAATTCTTGGGGTTGTTGGTTGATTAGAAGACAAATCAAGTTCTAATTGACCCATTTCTACTTCAAGATCAAGATCTTTATCTAATGTAACGCCTAAGTCTTTAGCGACTTCCTGTTCTCTTGATATTTCTGAAATAATATCGTCATAATCGCCACCATTTGTAGCTGCTATTACTTGAGCTTTACTCATATAACCAGCCTGCTCCGCTTCTCTAAAAGCTCTTACTTCCTTTAAAGGGTCAACATAGTGCTGTGCTGGTGGAGTCCATCTTGGTTTTATATATCTTTCTGGCCTTGTCGCATAATCCTCGAAATCTAACTCACCTACTAAAACAGCAAGTTTCATCCATTCTTTAAATACTCTGAGGTGTAAATTATTAATTAAATATTTTTGACAAAATTTCCAATGTTCTCTGTCTTCTAAGAGACTTAACCTTGAACTTGAATAATTAGTTTCGCTAAAATCTTTACTTATAGTTTCAAAACTACAACCAATACCAGTAGCAAAACGTCTTATTTTATTTTTCACAAACATCTCATATTGCTGAGATGGATAATCTATATCTGGGATTGTAACTTTCTCATTTGGCATAAGATATCTAAATGTACCAGGTTCAAATGATTGTATACGTTGACCATTAGAAACTTCATCGCCAATAAGCTCACCTTGATCGTTTTCCACAAAGCCCATTATGCTCGCTCCTGCCCTGGCCCTAATTACTGCGGCCTCTTCATATCCCTGTAATTGGTGCATATCTGCCATAACACTATGAAACCAAGGAACACCACGATTTTGACCTGGTCTTTCTGGAAGGTATAGATGAATTATGTCATCTGCATTTATAAATACATGTAACTTCTGGTTGTTTGAATAATCTAGATAATATGCATCGCCAGGATGCTTAGTAAGGATTGCATACCTCACTGGTCTTCCCCATTCATCAATCTCGACACCATTACGCCATTCGTTTTTTACTTTTAATGTTTTACCTGTATATTCCTCATCTAACATATCTGACTCTATAAGCTGTAAAGCAAGAGGTACTTTAGAGTTGCCAAACTGTTGTCTAACTATCCTAAAAATAGCTTCGCCAGATTCGCATAAAGCTCCGGCCGCTAACCATTCAAATTCATGAAATCCATATCGACCTGCACAATCACAACTATTTGGTGATGACCATTCAGCCCATTTTTGCTCTATTAAATTATTTACTCTTTGATCCCTTTTATTACTTCTAATACCTGTAACTCTAGATTGAAACTTCATACCAGTTCCAACCATATTTATTTGTGTTGTTCTCTTTGCCTGTCTTGCGTATGGATTGTTTCTTACTAATTCTCTTGATCTATCTCTTAATTTTCTAAGACTATTTCTAATCTCAGCATCAGCACTAAGCTGACTCGCCATCCAATCTGATGTAAGCCTAGAAACTAATGCGCCTTGATATGCTCGTAAATTTTTTAAAGGATTAGCTTTTTCTCCAAAACCTAATACTCTTTTTACTGCATCTGTAATGTTAGATCTAATTCCCATTAGTATGCTCCGTTAAAACGAACAAATGTTGCTCTTGGATTGCCAAGACCATTAGCTATTAGTTCTGCCTGTTTTTCTCTTATTAGTTCTGCCTTATATCTACTTTCTAACATTATTAGCTCTGATAATTCATATTTCTTTGCTGATCTTGTTCCTATCTTGTATTCTTGTACAACACCACCACTTACAATATTTCTTATAGCAGCCTGTATCGTTTGTAAATCTTTCTCAACTTGACTACGTCCATCGAAGTTAACAGCATTACCACTAAACTCTAATGTCGGTAAAACTATAAATGACCCAGTTGCTATAGTTTGTTTTTCTGCGCCAGACTTATTCGCTATAGCTTGATAAAACCAAGTACCAGCTACAAATGTGGCAGACACATTGCTAGCAATAGAAAATTCAAATCCATCATTAAAAGCTGAACTATTAATTGTTGCACCATTTGGTACTGTATTTGTTCTTAAATAGTAAATTACAGACCAATCTGGACTGCTGATACTGTTACCAAATACATCTTGAGTAGCAGCTAACCTCCATTGAATAAGGTCACCTGCTCTAATTTCTGCTGGAAAAGTCATGCTTTTAGTTACCAATTAGCGACAAAATTAGCCTTTTTAGGCGAATTAGTTCGATTTAAGTCTATCTTAGCCTCCTTTATAGGCTTTTTATCTTCAAATCTTTTTGCAAACTGATCATATATTGTTTTTCTGTCATATTTTTGCAATAAACGCTGAAAACTTGCATATGCATACACCATTTCATCTAAAGCCTCATTAGCTTGATTATTTTTTTTCTTCCATACTCTTTCTTGATAACCATTTTTATAAACTAATATTTGTCTTTCTGCTGTTAACTCTTCAAAATATGTATTTGTTGTTGTTGGATAAAAATGTATATAACCATGCCCTACTTCAGCATCTTTTAACTTATTATGCAAAGTTGTTTTTATAACATCTACTCCAACAGGATATAAACTTAGTCCTCTTTTTAGAACTTTACCTCTGTAGTTAATATCAACCTTAGAAATTTTTCCTAATGGTGGTTTACCTTTCTGACCCATACCTTTTATACCTATAAGTCCTAACTGTTCTCTTTCCCTGACGTACTGGTAAGTCTCCTGAGTATAGTGACCTCCAGTATCGATAGCTGCTGTATCAATTTTTAATTCGTTACCTTCTTCATTCGTATATTTACCTTGCAGTACCTCATCAAGCTGCGCCCATAAATCTGCTCTCGCTGGTGAACCATAAATAACTTTTCTATCAACTAAATACATTTCCTCATTCCGACCAAAACCTATAACTGACATACTCAAACGATCATCTTGAACATCAATACCTAAAGTCAAAATCAAAACTTCTTTTGGTGGTATGCCTTCTTTGTATGTCTCCTCTGCGGCACGTTTTGCTAAACCATCTGCACTTGCCTTTGTATGGTATTCATCTTCATAGACTTCTCCACAGGTTATGTTGATAAACGTCTTAAGTTGT